CTGGAATCCTTTTTGCGCGTAAAACTCAAATGATACGATCAACTAGGCTGCCAAAGCCTACCAATGGCCGCTCTTAGGCGAGCCATGGCGGACCCCTCATACTGAGGGTCGTCCGGATCGTTGATATCGTTTACTCCTTCCTCTCGGTCAAATATCCTGCGAATTTCCTTGTTCAATTCGTCTTTGGATAACCGATTCCTGAGAACCAGGGTGTTGGGTATGGCACCCATTTGCACCCCATGGACCAGTGTGAAGGGAGGAGTGATGGACTATGAACCGATACGCTTAAGGGAATTACGAGAAATTAATCTCACCACTAAATGCGTTAAATGCAATACAGCCTTGCAACATGGATCCCCCATTAGGATCCCGTTCTATTTAATTAGAACCGGTTCAGAAAGCTTTCCCGTGCGGAGGACCTCCTATTGGTAGGTCCGACGAGGCATTGTAAGTAGAGTCTTACATAGGTTCAAGTAAAACCTAGGGAATTTCAGCTATTCTTTTAGACCATCAAGAAGCACCATAACAAAGTACGGATTCAGAGAATCTGTAGCTTCGGACCAATCCTCCGACCCAAAATAGGTCATTGTTGGCCTTTCAGACGAATAAATTCCGTCTGCGGGGATTTGAGACCTTCCAATTCTTTTGAAGGCGTCCCACATATGGTTGCTTTTAGTGAGACCCGCCTGGGTAGACGGGAACACACTAAGAATGACACTAAGAACATGAGCGAGCGGATGTAGAACATTTGTATGTTCTACTCGAGACACGGTGATAACACGGGCTTTGCCCGGTTCTAGCACAACCGAAAATCGGATGTCACCCACATGTGGAAGATCTTCATCCACTTGTGCCAAGGATTCAAGAGCCAGTAAAATGGAGTAGTGAAATAACTTCTCCCCTGGACTCAACCCTGGGGTATCCTTTCCGAAACGGAATAGGATCTCTCCTGTATCCAGATTGAAAAATGGACAATCAATCGGGATCTCGCTTAAAAGAATACGGCACGACTCTGCCTTCCCGCCTAATTCTCTAGTGCAAGTAAATGATGCACTATTCGAAATTGAAATTTTCGATTGAGAGAAGGCGCGGTTCAAAAG